CTTACAACTTCTGCACTTCTTGTGCTTTTCACATTTTTCATAGTCGTGTGAAATGATTTTACCTTTGTCATCATAACACTCGTCCATAAACTCTTGTAACCTATTCATAACCTTATTGATACTTGGTTTTCCACTTGCTGGTGAAAATGCCTGTAATCGTCTTTGTGGATACATCATATTTTCATATAATCTTCTCTTTAATATTAAATATTCGACATCTATTTTATCCTCTGATATCTCTAATTGTTTTGCCATAAAGTGTTTGTATAATAACAACTGATTAGTTTTGTTCTTGTCGGCTTTCATATATTTGTTCCAACCCATAGTAGATGATTTGATATCAATAACTTTCATACGACCAGTTTTCTTATCGTGTAGAACAACATCCATAAATCCTACAAATCTCATATTCTTTGGTAGTTTGTAATTTAGGTTCATCTCGATACCGACTAACTCAGTATCTTTCTTTTTGAAATGATTACCTTTTCTTTTTAAGAATTCATCAATGATATTGAATCCGTCATTAGTGAACTCAACCATTTCTTTCTGGTCTACTTCAAATCCGTCACCATATCTATCTTTGGATTCTTTATATAGTTCTTTCATACGATATACTAAGATATCGTGAAGTGGTAATTCATCAGCTTCTTTGATTGTTCGTTCATAATAACATACTAAATATGCTTGAATAGTTTCGTGAATAGCACTACCGAACAAGGTATAGATATTACCTTTGAAAGTTTCTGCTTTGTCCACATAATTTGCTTTCCAAGTATAAGGACATTTGTCCCACATTGCGAACTGACTATAACTTATTTTGCCCATTTACCTCTCGCTACTACTTGCGCCATAACCCCATAATTTGATACATCTGAAAAACTATCCGTTACGGGTTCTCCCTCAACTGAGTTCTCTCCGTTTCTCAATAATAATGTTTTCATTCTTTCTATCTTGTCGTTCATTCTGAACCACAATCCTAATAATGATAATTTAATATCCTCTGGTGTTTTTAATATTGTTCCCACTGCGATATTTTGTGGGCCGTAATCATATTGTTTTCTACAAAACAATTCATATTGTTCTGATTGTATTTTTAGAAACTCACCTGTCATTTCAGGGTAAGTTCTCTCCATATATTTTACGACATCTTGTGTGTCTACTGCCTCTACTTGTTCTTTTGTAGGTGAATCTTTAATCATTACTTACTCCATATTTTTTTTAGTTGCTTTTCATCTACACCATATTTGGATACGATAGAATATACAACATCTTTACCCATAATGTCAAGTGTTTTTTCAACATTTTCTGAACTATCTTCAAAATACTCACACAATATATCCATAGCCCAACTCTCTATCTTTGATTTTTTCTTGGATTTTGTGTATCTTAGAAATGTTCTGCTTTTTGGAATTACATTGGTGTAGAATTGATAAACTGATTTAGGTTCTAACTCCCAATATCTTTGGATTTCATTTACAACTTCAATCCACTCTGGCTTCATTGATAGAAATCTATGCACCATATAATTTGACCAAGTCTTTTTATCAGCATCAGAAATGTCGTCCCAATAATTTGGGTTCTGTGAATTTGTAATTTCTTTTATGTGGTCAAATAGTGTTTTTGTTTTCATTGTGAATAACCTTAGATATAAATAAGTATCTTACTTAAATCTCAAAATGTATTTTTTTTAATATGTTCCTGTTAAACTTGTTCTTGGTAATGATATATTATATTTTTCATAATTTAAACTATTTAAGTATAGTGTTTGATTAACTTCGTCCTTACCGCATTTGTTGATATCAATTGATGACTCAAATTTTTCATTTAAAATTATATCGTTATCATTTTTCATTAGGCCGTTATCTTTCTTATCTAATCTAACTTTGTAATCAACAACAAGATTTAATTTATTGTTTTTAGTTTTCAAATCTATATTACACAAAAAATGAGAATCTTCTAAATCATATGTTTTGAAATAATCATTGATACTTAGTGAAATGTCTGACTGCCTTGATACATTTGCAATCAACCAAGCGAATGTTTTTATGTTTAATTCTATTTCATTTTTTATAATTTGTTTTGTATCATCTGAATATGATTGACTTAAAAAACTTGTGTCGAAAAAGTTTGACTTTTTATATCGTTTAAAATCTACATCACATTTTTTTACTTCAAGTGCATTTCTTAATATCCTACTTTGTAATCTGATGTTAGAACTTCTCAATAATACCTCTGTTAAATAAGACCTTAAATGTCTAACCAATAAAAAATTCTTCAAATCATTACTAACCCAACTTTTGAACACTTTTTTATCATCTGAGACATCAAACTTTTCTTTGTATATATCGAGTGGTGTATTGTCTATGATGTCGGTAGATTGCATTAAAAATATCCCACCATTTCTACCAAAATATTTTTTGTTATCATATAAAAACTTCAGACCAGTCATAAAGTCTATGTGATTTTCTTTTGGAAAACCTGGTATCCAATTAGCATTAAAATGCACATTGTTTTTATACGCCGATTTCAAAAACATACTTATTGTTTCTGTTTCTTGTCTTTTCTCCATTAAATTTAAAATCTTTGGTACACCGTTTTCCATACCAACATTCATATAATCTAAACCTGACTTTACTGCTTTCTTTAATAATCTGTGATTAAGTTTTTTATGTATTCTAAAATATCCACCCCATTTTATATTATCGATATTCTCATCTGACAACACATTTACAAAATCCTCGAACCTTGACATTGAACCATTGATTAATGAATCTGTAAACCAGAAGTTTTTTATTTCAGTATCATTGATTAAATGTTTTATATCATTTAGTAGTTTGTCATTGTTCTTATATCTATACAATCTGGTTTCACTACAAAAAGTACATTTAAAAGTGCACCCCCTTGAACTTTGTATCGGAAGTGTTGTGTCTTGATTTAGTTTATCATAGTGTTGTATGACCTCTTTATCCCAACTCGGTCTTTCTAAAGTATTTAGTATTATTGGTCTGGCATTTCCGTTAAATACTGGTGTTCTACCACTACGACCCTTTGGTAAAACCGTAGGGAAACTTGGTGTGATTTTGTCCCAACGATATATTCCGTTTATATTTTCATAATTTTTATTTTTTTCATATGAGTTTACTAAATCTGCTATTATCGTTTCTCCCTCGTTTGAACCACAAGCGACATCAACAAACTCTCTATACTTTCCGTCTTCAACTAACCCACCACAATCAGAATACCAAGAGTGTGGTCCACCATACCAAATCTGTATCTTTTTATTTCTTTCTTTTAAGTATCTGGCAATATAATCAGTCGCCATAATGTTTGAAGTGTAAGTGGTAAAACAAACCACATCATATTTAACTAACTCCTCAATGCGAGAGTCCCAAAAATCTTTCAGTATAGGTAATACATTATTTACAAATGTTCTTTTGGAATTCCAAGGTTTATCATTTCCCCAATCATAAAACAAGTCTTTATCTATTTCTTTTACATACAACGAGCTTTCGACATTTAAATCAAATTGTTTTACAAATGTATTTTTATTTTTGATGTGTGATTTTAAACTACCTATTGCGAATGAAGGTGTTTCAATAGACCATTGTGGACATATTACGAGCGCTAATCTCATACGAAACAATCACCAAGCATCCAAGTTATCAATGAAAATCTCCTACCTTTTGTTATAGGTGTAATTCTGTGTGATAAGAAAGCTGGAAATATTGTAATACTACCTCTGGTTCTAGGTGCGGTGTAATTATTTTTACCTGATTTATCCGTGATACCAAATTCCAAATTACCACCCTCATATTTTGTCTCGTCTGACAACTGAACAATTGCGGTTAGTTTTCTCAATGAAGTTTCTCTCGCACCACAATCAGTATGCCATTTGTATTTACCACCATTTTCATATCTTAGTATTTTTACCTTTTCCATCTCTTTAATATTAAACTTCCAAATGGATTGATTAGATAATTCGAAAACCATTTTTAGTTTGTTATTGAGTTTCTCATTATTGATTGTAACTTCTTTGTTATCACGAACCTCTTTGTTCAGAATATTCTCATTGTAATTACCTGCGAGTTCTGATTCAGTTGGTTCACCTGTTTCTAAGTATCTCATTAGTTTCTGGCATTGACTAATAGATAAAAAGTCTTCCCTATGAACCACAAACTTAAAATTATCACTTTGTATCATACGAAAGTATCTCCCACTCCCCAACAAACACAAGAATATCTTTCTCCCTTTGTTATCGGTGTGACTCCGTGTCCTGCAAATGATGGGTGTATAATTAATTTACCTACTTCTGGCTCTATTTTTGTTCCGTCAAATATTGAAAACTCTCCACCCTCATAATCTGTATTTAAAAATACGATACAAGTTAATTTAACTGAACTAAATTGTTGTATCGGGTGAAAATCTGAATGTGGATTATACCAATCTCCTACATCGTATCTATGTGCTTGTAATCTGTTTTTATATATTCCTTTGATATTATATTTGTATGTGGTTAGGTCTGCAATTTGAAGTGCACTCCAAAACTTATCAAGATACTTTTGATTGTAAGCTTCACTAATGTTTAACATACAAACACTCTCGTCCATAACCTCCGCTTCTCCACCTGTGTAGTGTCCTTTTTTTCTCGTAGATTGTTTGTTAATATAGTCTATCATATAATCGCAATCTTCTTGAGAGAAAAAGTTTTTCTTTTCCACCACCCATTTGAAGTCTTGGTTTAACTTCAAACTATCCATATCAATTGGTTTATACATTTTACTCCTATCTGAAATGGTCTCCGACAAATAATTCTTGAATTACATATCGTTTACCTTTTGTTACTGGCGTTACATTATGGCATAGAAATGCCGGAAATAATGTTAATGAACCTTTTAGTTTGTTCATCGTATACCACTCTTTTGTATCTTTATCTTGGATACCGAATTGAACATCTCCACCCTCATATTCACTCGGGTCTGTAAGTTGGACAATTCCTACAATCTTTCTGTTGGAACAACTACCTGCGTTAAAGTCTGTGTGCCAACCATAAAAACCACCTTTTGTGTATTCTATTAATTTTAATTCATCATCACATCCGTCAACATCAAAGTGAAAAACACTATCATTAACTATGTTTACCATTTGAAACATTTTGTCTTGTAGCCATTTCCAATCTTTATTGGTTTTGTCTGGTCTGAATTCATTGTGTGGTTGGTCAAATAAATACCACTCATTAGTTTTTCTAATTTCTGGCAATATCGCTGTTCCGTTTTCATCTCCGACACAACCAATCACATCTTGTTCTGATTCCATAATGTCTTTTAATAACTCATCACACTTTTCTGGTGAGAAGAAGTTAGGTATTTGAATTGAAAATTTAAAATTGTCGTTATATGTCTGACTCATCTGATACTAAAACCCTATTCGCAAAATAATTCTTGCCGTTATTTGTTCTGTTAATGTTGTATGTTTCTATAAGTCCGTCAATTTTTTCAACACTAACTACTTTAATTTTGTTTAACCCATCATTTAAAACTTCATCACCGACCTCTAATGGTCTGTAATCTGAATCTATGTGTGAATCACTCGCAACATAAAACGGGTGGTCATCTGTGGCTGTAATTTCAGTATTATCATCAAACTTATATTTAATTAAATTGTCGTGTAATACTTTTACAACTTCTAAAACTATTGAGTCTTGTAATTTACCACTCTCCACATCATAGGTTTTTATTTTTGAACCTAATTCAATGTGTTTGATTTTGTGATAAGTTCCGTCTGATAATGTAATCATCGTATCGCCTGTGAAACATTTTCTCGGTGGAATATTATGAACTAAAATTTCTGATGTAAAGTATGTATCAATATCCTCTACATCTAATGAATAATATGGATTATCCTCTCCGACTTCTGAAACTGATGTAACTTCAACTTCATTTCCGTCTTTATCAAATAAATAATCTCCAACTGATATTTCATTTGGTTTCGCAAATGTCCAAGTGTCTCCTTGTTTCAAAAAGTATCTGGCACCTTTCATCATTGATTGGTTCATAACTGGTATTTTTATCGAACCATTGACCAAATAGTGTCCATAGTGATTATGTTCAAAAGTTCTAACCACCACCGAACCTGATGCTACTGAACCACTTAAATCATCAGTAGAGTATGATAACCAATCTTGGTAAAAGAATTCATCTGGCAATCCAACTGGCTTGTATGATTTAACCACATCTCCCACTTGGACATCTTGAACTTGTTTCGTAGAGCCGTCAAACATTTGTATTTCACTACCACTTACACTTGAATATAATAGAGCATTACTTAAATGATATCTATCACCCGATAATGTAAACTTAGGTGCTTCTGATAAAGGTAATTCATCTTTATCTTCAAGTAATACTTGTTTTGTAGGTGTCATCATATAGTTCATTTTTCTTGTGCTTAAATATCCTGTATTACTTAATGTACTACCACTTGGAACTATATAAGTTTCTATCAATGAACCACTATTAACCGCATTTTGATAAGTTGGATTTGATGAATTGTATTTGTAAAATTCTAAACCTGTTGATTGGTGTGCGGTTCCGTCTTTACTCGCATCTTTCACCACAAAATCTGGATGATATGGATTAGATGTTGTAAATGAACCTGTATTGAATAAAGGTGTTAAAGAAGAACTGACTGGTGAACTTGATAAAATTGTTCTAAATGAGTTTTTATTAAATGAACCACTAACAATCTCTAACAAGTTATCATCACTATACCAAGGTGTTTGCATAAATAAATGAAACTTATCTGAGTAGTCTGTGTTTCCTCTCTGTGCAAAATATGTTAGTGAAGTGTTTTGAGAATACTCAAAATTTACTGAAATGTTATGTCTGGCAAAACTTGAACTAATTAATGGTTCTTGTATTGATGATGGATTTCTTTTTACCGAGTCATCTTGTCCGTAAACGTAGGCGGTTGTGCAACCTTGCTCGTTTGCATAATCAGACATTTTGTTAAACATTGACATTTGTGTTGAGTATGAACCATAAATACCACAAGCGGTATTCATTTCGTGAAAGTATATATCGTCTGAACCACTCTCAATGATATAATCTACTCCACCCACTATACCAATATTAGTATTACTTGGCCAACCTCCACCACTTCCTGTGATATAATTTAAATAATTTTCTATTTTTGTTTGAACTGACATAATTTTCTCCTAAGAATAAATATCAATTTACTCCATTTTAGTAAATATTTTCTCTTTCAATACTGATTTTGCTGGTGTATTCCAATCCTCTAACTTAATCATAGCAGTATCGTATCCTTGTTGTTTAATTTCATTACATCTTAACCATACCAAATCACTTCCTAATCCTTTATTTCTATGTTCTGGAATTACATAACGATTACACAAGTAAGGATATTGTCTATTCCAATCTATAAAACACCAACCACCCTCAACTATATAAAATGACCAATTGTTTTGTAGTCTATGTTTTAAATCGGATATATTCCACTCTTCCCAATCTTTACCAAATGAGTCTTTGAATTCGTTCAACTCTCTTAAAATATCTAATTGAACCTCGTTCCATTTCATTTGTTCCCAATCATTAAACTCTTGATACGCTGGAACTTCTCGTGGTTCGTAATTATTTAAATCTATCTTGTAATACATTTTCTATATTTTTCCTCAGTATCATCTTCTTTAATTACCCACTCTGGCAAGTGATAGATATCGTGCTCCTCTATGTATCCATTTTGTTTATCGTTTGGAACTTTGCCGTCTATTTCGTAAAACTTTATTTCATCTGTGAAAAAGTTGTCGGACCAAAATGTAGTTCGTTTCCACAAATGATTAAAGAAAGTCAATATCGTTCCCACTTTACAAAATCTTAATATGTGTATTGGAAACAACATAAATAATTTATCTTGAACATAAGCATCAAAAAATATGGCGTCAAACTTTTCATCAAGTTTTACGGTTTTCCAATCGCCTGAAACTATTTTTGTATTTGGTTTGTCTTTCGCCCACTCAACTGCTTTTTTATAAACTTCATCATTTAGTTCAATAATCGTGTGCGATTTTATATCTTGTTGTTGAATATAGTTTGCACTAATACCCATACCAAATCCAACTTCTAAAACGTGTCCACCATTACGACAAGTTATCTCTGCGTGGGCTTTCATAATTGGGTCTTCCCAATCTCCCATTACATAAAGGTCGTCATTTTCATCAAATAATATTCTATTATCATAATGATTTAACTTCTTTTCTTTCCATTGTTTATCGTTTGGATTCATATATTTCTTTTATTCTGTTCGCATATTGTTTGTGTGATTTTGGACCAGGATGTAATCCGTCATCTGTATAATCGATTCTTTCAAAGAATACATCAAACTTATCTTTTGGTAAATCCATATCCCAAGTTCCCCATATGATTTTATCACGACCTACAAATCTATTCAGTAATTCATAATTGTGTAAAAAATTATAATAATTATTATACTCGTTTATATCGGTTTTTTCTTTTACCTGCCAAGCTCTCAATATCACTCCGTCATCATCAAACCAAGTTCGTCTGAAAAAGTGTGGGACCGTAATGATAAATATTTGTCGTCTTGATTCTGGGATGTAAACTTCTGATAATGTTTTGACTGCGAAATCTAAACCTGTTCCACCTGCTCCGTAATTATGAACTGCCGTGTTTTTATCACCCAATAGATGAGTAAAAGTTTGTTCTTGTTCTAAATCCCAACCATAAGTCCAACTACAACCAAAGGTATAGATTTGTCTTCTGGCATTTTCATCATTGTAGATTGGGTCGTGTTGTCGTCCACCCTCAAATTTACCCATATTGTTTTGGTATATATTTAGAGCTTGTTTTTTTCCGTTTGGATACACACGATAGTTTTCATAATAAAACTTTTCAACTTTTTTGCTCATCATACCAACCACTCTCTCTCATAATGTCTTTGATTTTCTCAGCATATTTTTTGTGAGATTTTGGACCTGGGTGTCTACCTGCTAAATCGTGTAAGTCAAAATAAATGTCTATCATATCCGCTGGTATCTCATCGTCCCAAGTTCCCCATATGATTTTATCTCTACCGATTAAACGATTTAGAATTTCGTAGTGATGATATAAGTATAGAAAGTGATTATACTCATTTTGTTCTGCAGCTTTTGGTTTATCCCAACACCTACGAGCCAATCCATTGTCTTCGAAATGCATTCTTCTAAAACTATGTGGAATAGTAATAACATAAATAAAGTTTTGATTTTCTTTGTGGTTGAAATCACGATATACTTCTGTTATTTTCTTCACGGTATAATCTAAACCAGTCTTACCAGCTCCATAGTTCCATACTGAAGTGAATTCATCTCCTAATAAGTGTGGAAATGCTTCCTCTTGTTCAACATCCCAACCATAAGTCCAACTATCACCAAAACAATGTATTTGTAATGGTGCGTCTTTATCATTATATTTTGGGTCCTCAACTCTACTTCCTTGTAGGTAGTAAGCTTTTGTTAAGTCAACTTTAACTGGTCTTAAATCACCATTAGTTAGTGAAAATCTATGGTCAATACCCTCTGGAACATTACCATTTTTATCTGCGTGCATAACTCTAATGTTTTCATTATAATATAAATCAACATACTTAACGGTCATTTCATTATATAATGTATCAGCACTTGTAATACCACTTTGTTTACTTGAAGGTGGTTTCCAACCAACACTTGACATCAGTTTATTAAGCAATCCCATTTTACTCTCCTATATCTGTCATATTCTTCGGAATAGTTCCACAATTCCCACAACTAAATACCTGCATTGGAACGATAGCTTCTTTACCTGTTGGCGACATCAAGGCAGATATTTTCTTCAAGAAAAATGCCTGTATGAAAGATGCGTTTCCACACTCCTCACATTGAATAGTATCTGCTTTTGAAATATCTATCTGAACTCCTGGTTGTTCTTGTTGTTTCATTTGATTGTCCCTATTATTTCTACAAACATAGCCATAATGTTTATTTCTTTGTCCACCACGACTGCGTCTGATTGTTGATATTTTGATAAAATCAATATACACTCTGCAATATGACCTGTCCCCCAATCATCAATCGTATCAAACATTAATCTAAACAAATCTGAAAAGTCTGATACTTTTGAGTCTGCTAATAATTGTCTGATGTTTTGAAATGATGATTTCTTATCTTGTGTTTTCAAGATTTCCAAGACTTTCGTTTTGTAATCGTTTTGTGTTATAGTGTTTTCATCAATTACTAATTTACCATTTACAACTTGTCTTTGAGAACCATTGATAACTCGTCTGATATCTGGATACCCACCATTTACAATGGTTGCTATATCTTTGACATCATACTCAATGTTTTCATTGTTCAAGATGTTTGCTAAATGTTGTGCGACTTGTTTTCTGTCTGGTGGAATTATCTGGAATGATTGACAACGACTTTGTATCGGGTCAATTATTCTCTCGACATAATTACAAGTCAATATAAAACGACAATTCTTTGAGAAAGTTTCCATAAGATTACGAAGTGCTGCTTGAGCGTTTGGTGTAATGTAATCACACTCGTCCAAGATTATGACTTTCATATCTTTGAAACCTAATGTTGATGCGAAGTTCTTGACTTTCTCACGAACAACATCTACACTATTCTCATCAGATGCGTTTATGTATAGATAATCACAATCGATATTACCAACTAATAATTTTGCTAGTGTGGTTTTACCTGTTCCGGCACGACCGAATAAGAGAAGGTGTGGTATATCTCCTGATTCAAGATACACCGACACCTTTGATTTTAAATGGTCGTTTCCGATATAATTATCGAGTGTGTTGGGTCTATACTTTTCTACCCAAAGTGAGTGTTTTAATGATTCCATTAATTAACTGCCTGTGTTGACACCAAGAAATATTCTGAATCGTAGTTATCGATTGAGAATTTAATTCTTGATAGTCCGGCTGAACTCACTTCTAATGTTGCACTTTCACAATCTTTATTTGCATTTAAGATTGATGCGAACATATTTGCATTGAAACTGATTGGTTCAATGTCTGCTTGTTTTGTAGTTTCTACTGGTATCGTTACACGATTAGATGCGATTGAAGCATAACCAATAACGATTTTAGTTTCTCCGTTTTCAGTCAAGATAGTAAAAGTTTCTGCTTCTGATAAAGCACCTTTACCACTAATAAATGTGTTGACGAAATATGGGTCTACCTTGATACCTAACTCAAATGAATCTGGTAGATTCTTAAGTGCTGGTGGTGTAGGTATAACCGATAAATCACTCAACATATATTTTGACTTTGTTTTTCTTTTTGTGTCTTCAAATTCCATTGAGATAAACTTATCACCTGACTCTGATAAATTTACTTCAATATCATCTCCTAATACTGACAACAACGAAGATAGTTGACCTGTATTATACACACCTAATTCACAAGGCGATAGATGATTGAACTTACTCAAAACCACACTACCTACAACTGACTTATCACCTGAGATAAATCTTGTAGACAATGAGCTTCCGTTTGAAGTCCACTTTGTTGATTTGATTTCTCCACCCAAAGTATATTTTGTGATGAAGTTTGTTAATTGCGATTTGTTCATAACCATTTTCTCCTATTATTTTTCAATTATAAATATCATTTATTGTTCTTAAAACTTAAATTATTTTTTAAAAAAACCTGTTCATTGATGTTGTGACATCTTCTACTCCACCCCAGTTTAATGCTTTGTAAAACATACCGACTTTTTTTGACATCGCTTGTTCATACATTTTGTTGTGGTCAATGTAGTTTTTAATCATTTCTAAAACTTGTGGTGGGTCCTCATATCCTTTGTAAGCTATGGTATCAAATCCAAACTCATTTTCTTTTAGATACACCCACTTGATTTTGTTTCCGTTAGTAATTTTAGAATATTTTTTACCCTCATACCAATAATCAATCAAAGAATTGTAATTGATTGCAGATTTAACGTGGACTGGTGTTCCTTTTTTGTATGAACTAAATACACTCTCTGCGTCTTTCACTTGATACTTTCCGATACCTTTTACACCGATTGGATTTGCCATAACATCATAATGTAATGAAGTCATATTTCTTTTGAATATTGATATTCTTTCATCAATCTTTTCTTTCGGAACATCTGCCAAGATATCGTCTAATACTTTTTGTAGTAAGTCTTTCATAGCAACTGCGAAATTACTTCTAATGGTATCCAATCCTTTTACATGCGTTTTGTTTACTTTTCTACCCGCATCATTAATAATTCTCAACCCATATCTTTTCTTTGTAATGAATAATCCTGTTTTTGCTACCACCTCTTGTTTAATATCAAATACATGCTCATCTACATTACAAAACTTTTTACCAAAGTAATCATAGGATTTATTTAAAAAGTCCTGAACTTCTGCACAAATTTCCATAATTCTTTGTGTCATCATAGTTTCTGTCAATTCTTGATTTGGAAATCTTTTCTCAACTAATGGAACCGCCGACGCAAAGATAGAGTCTGTATCAATATAGATAACATAGTCATCGGCTGTCCCAAGTTCACTATTATAAAAATGATTTGTAATCTTTTTACTAAATTTAATTAGTGATTGACCTGTCGTTGTGGTTGCTTCTGCATTATCCAAGTCATAAAATCTAAATACTGGTAGTCCTAATACACCATACAATGAGTTCAATACAATCTTTTGAATGTGTTGTCGTCTGTCAAAGTATTGTTCTTTTACTTTGTCTCCTTCTTCGTGAAACTTCTTGACAAGTTTTCTCATCTCAACTCTTTCATTAAACCACTTCTCTAACAATGCAGGTATTAGTCCTTGTTTATCTGTTCGATATATAATACCATTAGAACTAATAGATACGGTTGCTTCATCAAGATATTGTTGTAGTTCTTGTTTGGTCATCTTACCCATTTCCTTACCTTTTTTATTCAACATAGTGTAAGTTTTTTCGGTAGACTTATTAATAAATTCTTCCTCGTTCCAACCCGTTACTTTACCGATTTTAGTTTCCGGTGAAATATTTAGAGAACGAATAACACTTGGATACATTGATGTAATGTCCAAGTCATAAACCCATTTGTGTTTTCCTGCTTGTGGTTCTTGAACATAAGCACCTGTAAATTTATCATCATTTAACTTTCTTGGTCTTGGTGGTTTATTAGGTGCAACCACTCCAAGTTTTTTTAAGTAAACTAATATAGCACCCTCTAACCAACGACTTGACATATTGATATCTTCATAAGGAACATGCCCCAAGTGGGCAATACCACGAGCAATCTCAATAAAATCTAATTTCTTATCTAACTCGACCAATATCTTTACATCTCGAATATTGTAATCAATAAATGTCTGTAAATCATTATCGTATAAATCATTAAGAGTTCCTGTATAATCAACCTTTTTCATACCGACTTCTACTTCTCCGATATAATCTAATCGATAACTTGATTGTTGAGTAAATGTAAATTGTCTATATAATTGTAAATAATCTAATGATGAAACACCAGCGATTGTGTGTTTCTTTTTGTATTCTGAATAAATAACTTTTGATATTGGTGATAATAAATTTGCTACTTCTGGTCCCAATACTCTAACCGCTCTATTATATAGATAAGGAATATCAAAGAACTCTGAATTCCAACCACTTAATATTGTTGGTCTAATTTCTAAATACTTCTGGAAAAACTTAGTTAACATTTCGTATTCAGTTTCATAGAACTCTACAACTTCATCTCCCCTTTCATAACTTTCGATTCTTTTGTGTGGGTCAAAACAATAAGTGAAATACTTTTCTGTTGTAGTATCATACAACGCAATAGATGTAATGGGATTATACGCTTTTTGAACATCCGGAAAACCTTCTGTTACCTCTACTTCAATATCAAAAAATACAACTTTGTGTCCTACTGATGATTCATCTGAATCTCCATATTGGTCAACTAAAAATCTTGTCATTGGTGGAACATCTGATTCGTGAAGTGTTGGGTCGTCTTTGTCGTATGAACTAACTTTCTTTAATCTCTCCCCATATAAACTAATATACTGACCAGAAGAATCTTTTACATAAGCATACTTTCTATATGGTATTTGTAAATGTCCCTTTTGGTCGTCCCAAACATTCATTGTATTCTTTTTTATGTCAAACCAGATATTTTGATACAAGTATAACTCCTTTTGGTTGTAAGATTCCGTTAATAAATATAATAATAAATTGTGTAAATGTCAAGTATTTTTTGGGGGCCCGTTAAGACCCCCTCAAAATTAGAAGTTGATTGTCAAACCAATGTTTGCATATCTTGGTGTTCCCAAGAATACTTCTGCGTTATGTGG